ATAGAACCACCACCTTTCTAGTGATAGCTCTAAATGCCTGACATAAGCGGATTAGGGGGGGTTTACCCCACCATTTCAAGTTGCGAGCTTGTGATACCAGCACTCTGTAATAAAAACCATAAGTCTCATTTCCCGCGCCTAAGCTATAAGTGTCTTGCGTTTCAAATTTGTTTGTGATAAATGCATTTATTCTTCTGTCATACCCAACGATTTGAAAATTAATGCTTTGAACAGATTTGCCAGGGTTAACAGCTCCGTTATCATCAATTAAAACTGACCCAGATGGCAAATATCCAGATGTAGGTAGAAAACTAGCATTAAAGTTGCCGTTTTCGTCCGTCAGGCTTCGCCATTTTTTACGATCAAATAGCATATGATCTAGCATGTTTCCGCTCCTTTCTTAAATAGAGTGAAAGCATACTCAACCATTGACGCAATAGTATGTAGAAGGCTTTTACCCCCCCCATATTACATTTCTAACATTTGTTTTTTCAACTACGCCCGTGTAATAGTAATGCGAATAAACTGCATTATTAGGATGCTTGTTTTCATCACTATCAGCGTAAATTTCAAGTTGTCCATCAAAGAAATAAACGTCTTGACCTGCCCCAACACAGGTAACCTCAGCATCATTTAATACTCGCCAGCCATTACCCGTATTCGGGTTTTTGATCGGTGTTTCTGCCATGACAGTAAATCTTGATGGACAAGCATAATAGTTTTTATTATTAGCTGTAATAGCGGACATATCGTTTGAAATTTCAAACCACTTTTTTACATTAAAAATTAGATGATCTAACATGCTTTCACCTCTTTCTATCTATCTATTTTTCAATCATCGCAATATCGTTTGGATTGTTGTTTTCCCATTGCTGGGCTTGTGCCTCTTGGTTGGCTGGGAACCGCTTGCCTTGCAGGTAGTTTTGTTTGATGTAGTTGATTTGATTAATCAAGTCGTTAACTTGGTTTTGTAATGTGGTAATCGTATTAAGTAAGCTATTAATATCCGACTTCCAAGCGATGTCTTCACTCCAAACTGGTCCGTTGCCATTACCGCCAGTGATTCGAGCTTGATTATTATGATAACCAACGCTTAGAACGCCTTTCGTATCTGCGCCACCAAAGCCAACACCAGCAGCAAAATCATTCAATAATGGACCTGATCCACCTGCGTCAATTCTAATAGACGTTAGTACGCTATTAGGATTACCAACCCCAAAAATATCTTGCCAACTATTTGAGTTTTGAATCTCTCTAAACAGTGGTGTAGCTATGTTGTGTTTGGTGTTGATCTGATTTTGTAAATTAGAGATGTCGATCATTTTTGCCATCTGTCGCCAGGGTTGCCAGTTATTATCAACCTTCATTCGATAAAATGGAGAGTCATCATTATCAGGGTAGTAAGTTTGAACAATTCTATGATCAGCGCCATTAGAAATTATCAGCGTACCCCAGATGCCCCCACAAGGGGAATTTTTCCCTTTTTCAGGGTTTGTCACATAGTAAGGACCTGAATCGGTCAAACTATCAAAGTCTGGCGAATTTGCGGTTCTTGCACCTTTTAAGTTGTTAACTTGACTCTGCAAATTGTCCGCCCTTGATGTAGCGGCATTTTTTGCATCTTGTACTTGGGCGTTTACGTTTGATTGATCTGCCTTGGTGCCAATCTGACTAAGCAAAACGTTCACTTTATTAGCAGTCCAGTCATCTTTGTAAAGATCAATAGTGTAAGTGCCATCAGTATTCTTGGTGGCTTTCCAGGTATGATCTTGCGTTTGTCCTTGGCCGTCTAAGTACTGCTTGCGGAACCTGATCTTTGAAAAATCAATTCCCGCAATTTGGGCGTCTACCGTAGCCTTGTCAGCCTTGGTATCAACGGTTTGGCTCAACTTATTAAGACTGTCTTGACTTGCCTTAGTGTTGGCTAAATCGGTAACAGTCTTAATCTTTGCATCAACGTCAGTCGTATCGTCCTTAGCACTAAGCAACTTATCGACATCAGTCTTGCTATAAGTCGTTGCTTGGTCCGCTTTGGTTGCTAAACTGTCATTGACTGCCTTAAAGGATTTGTCAACGTCTGCCTTGTTAGCCTTGTCGGCAATCAACGCTGTCACTTGGTCGGCGCTGACTTTGCCATTGGTGTCGGTCGATAGGGCTAAAAGCTTTTCGTCCAGTTGTGCCTTGCTGTAACTGTAATCCGTACCAACCTTAGTGGCTACCACATCACTAACAGCCTTGATCTTGGTATCAACATCAGCGTTCTTAGCGTACGGGGTAAAGTCGATTTTTGCAATCTCGGCATCTACCGTGGCTTTGTCTGCCTTGGTATTAATTGCATCATTCAGGGTTTTAACCTGCTTGTCGATATCTGTCGTGTTGGCTTTGGTTGCTAACTGACTTTTAACGGCTTCACTGTCGGCTTTTTTAGCCACTTCAGCGTTAGTTTGATCAAGGTTAGATTGACTAGCCTTAGTATCAATTAAAGCCGTTAGAACCTGCTTAGTTTCGTTGATTGCACCGTTTAAAGTTGCCGGTGTAACCGATGCCCCCGGGTCAACCACTGCCGTGACATTGGTTGCGTCGCCAATCGCAATTGCTACTTTAAGATCAAGAGCGTCAGTCGCTACGCCATCCGGTCGGGTAGCTGCTAGGTAAGCCCCTGCATTAGCAACCGCAACAATGATTAGCTTTTCGTCCTCGCCTTTCTTAGCAAAAAAGCCAACTGCCGTGTAAGGCAAGTCAGCTGTTAAGCCGTCATTCTGAAAAGTGGCTTCAAGCACTACCGTTGTGTCTTTGCCGTTGCTTTGTTTGTCGCTAACACCAATCGGTACCTGTTTTAAGGGGCTGCCAATTGAGGTCAGGGCTTGCACTTGGTCAGCGGTTAAGTGACTGATATCTTGACCATATAGCACCGCCTTAGTGTAAGTAACGTCACCACCAGCGGTCATCATTGTTCGCCCTTGTTCTGTGATATAGGCTGGATCCCTGATTTGGCTCATTCAGTCGGCCTCCTTTCTACTTTTCAATCATTGCTAGATAGTTTGGATGGTCATTTTCCCATTGTTGGGCTTGTGCTTCTTGACCAGCTGGGAATCTCTTGCCGATTACAGCGTTCTGGTTCAGCCATGCTTGTCCTTCTTCTAGTTTCTTAACTCGGTTCACCAAGTCATTGATTTGGTTATTGGCACCGGTCAGCTGGTTGTTCAAGCTCTCAATTTGTGTGTCCTTAGCACCATTTTTGCGGTTAAGGTCGTTAATTGTATTTTGTTGGGCTTGAAACTTTTGATCAACTTCACTCTTTAAATAAAAGACCGTACCCAGGTTGACGTTACCCGTGTTGTCGGGTGCCACGCCTTGAACAGTATTAATCCCTGCACCTTTACCAGCACCAGCGACCATTTGATCAATTTCTTCTTTTGTGTAGGTGTTTAGGTTAAAGGTATGGTTGCCATCCGCCTTGACCGGTTCTTTACCTCGTAAGGTGATAGTCGTGTTCTTTTCGTTGTCTTCGATCTTGCCGTTAAAATCAGCCGTTACTTTAGTTTGCCATGCATTAAGCTCGGCACGAGTAACGTATCCCACTTCATTAACAGTCATATCGATATTAGCGGCTTCTGCGATTGTCATAGACAATTGTGCAGAGATAACATCAGTAGATAAACCGTCTGGGCTACCTGCCGCTAAGGTCTCGTGATCGTTAGTAGTAAAAGTGATAGCGATTAAAGCTTCATCGCCTTGTACCTTTTGATTCTGTTCATTGGTTGAGTCAACTCTTGCATACCAACCAATACAACTAAAATTGATGTCTGCCGGTTGATTCTTGTTGTTAAAGTCAGCAATTACATCAAAGTGATCATCTGTAACTGGCGTTAAGGTTAATTGCCCTTCTTTGAGATCGTCCGGCAAACTAGTGATTTGACGAATTGCTTCATCATCTAAGGCTTGTCCGGAACTATTAACGGGTTTTTGACTTGATAGGATAGCGCGTGTATAAACCAATGTGCCTACGCCGTTACCAACCGATAAGAAGATATGTCGCCCGGCATCGGTCAAGATCGTTTGCTTCAATTTCTCTTTAAAGCCCGTATTAGGATCTTCTGCCATTTCTTGCTCCTTTCTTTGTATTAAAAAACTACTCAGTCGCAATCGATTGAGTAGTTGTAGTTAATGTTTTGTTCCCAATAGTTAAGCCAGCGTGAATTTCTGCTGTTTGTGGCTTGCTCCACACTGCTGTTGTCGCCCATACCGATGATTTAGCCAGTTGACCAACAACACCAATGAATTGGCTTCTAGTGCTTTCAGCTTTCCAGCCGGTCCACCATTTGGTATTTGATGACAAAGTATTGTGATGCTTGAACTGTGTAGCTATCCCAATATATTGCTTGTCGCTTGTCCTAGCCTTCCAGCCAGTCCACCACTTAACGGGCGATCGCTCGATTTTGCGATGTTTGATCTGCGTACCCATGCCAACGTAAAGCGGCAACTTTGTGGTAGTTACAAACACGATCTCATCAATCCAGTAGCCCATCGCGAGCAGGTTTTGAATATTCTTTATGATGAATTTTTGCATTTGAAGTGTTTGCACATTGTCCCACGGTATTTCGATACCAACATGTCGAAGACCGGTTTTATAGACCTTGAATTGTTCAGGCTTTGCATTTAAGGCAGTGCCCAGAATTTTAACCATTGAGGGAATTGTTCCCTGTGCCCTAGAGATTAAAATGTGTAAAAAAATGATAAAACGGAAAGTTTCATCATCATCACTAATTCTATAAGCTTTGTAATCTTGCCCGATTAAATCAAGGGTTGTGCCTTTTGCTTTGTCAATGCTACGCCACTCCGCAATTTTTTCATTTTCATCACTGATTTTTTCAAGCAGTGAATTGTAACTGTCTAACAATTGATAAAAAACGGTATCTTTTTTCTTATTCCAGTGGTCGGCTACTTCCGCGATCAGTTGGTCTGTTGTCTCATAAGCCAATTAAATCAACCTCCACATCTCCAGGGTCACAATGAGCAAATTCTGAACGACCAATAGAAATATTTTGGTCCGCTAACTTATCTTTTGTGCTACCGATTGCAATTGTTGCATCATCAACGCCGTTGACATCATAAGTAACGGAATAAAGGCGGGTAAAATTAACTCTTTGACCCATTTCAAGTGAGTTGATTTCATCGCAAATTGCTTGCTTAATGTCGTCAACCCCCGCATCACTGTTCCAGTCGTCATTAATTGATACATCGACCTTTACATAAATGTTATGTTGTTGAGCGTGGTCAAATTTGACTTCTTTTAATTTTCCCGTAGCGTCCGGAGCTTCTTTAACAATTGAACCCGCTAAAGTGATACCAGCCGCGCATTTATCAATTAAGGTTTTAGCAATTTCATCATCGTTACCGCCTAAAACATAAATGTGAACTGAACATTCGGGATTACCGTATTCATCCGTCTTATACTTGTCGTTGTCAACGAAGCCAACTTGCTTAACACCGTTTAAATTCATTAACGCCGATTTAATACCTGGTTCTGTAGGACCAGGACGGGCGGCATTTTCCATAATTAAACGTTTTCTAAAGGTTTCATCGTCTTCATAATCTTGCCCACCGCCTGCAGATCGTGGATTGGTTACGGAAATAAAGTCTTCATCTGGGTTGGCAA